CGGTGGCAATGGTTTTATAATCATGAGCGTCCGAATATGGCGTTAAATGGCTACACGCCGATGCAGCATATTCAGCGCATGGCCTGATTCTACTTATTGCCTCCGTTAAAAATGGGGGGATTACCATATGTCTGAAAATATGCGTACCGCCCGACTGGCACCAACCTATTTCGGGAATTCTTATCCCAAATATGATTTATTCAAGAATACCTCTCAGAGAGGATTTTTGTTTCTCGCATCACTGCATATTGAATTTATAAAAAGAATTTACTTATATTATAAAGCTCGCATTATAACCATATACGTATTTACTACCTCTAAGGTAAACAGGGTCTGCCGCTGTGTTTTAAACGTGTAACAACGCTGTGCAATAGCTATAACCTCAAGGGCAACATCTTAATATTGAGGAATCAACATATAGCACGACCTACAGATAAAGAGTTACACCATCTAGTTTTGTACTCCCCAGACATAAATCCATAAGAGTAGAACAGGTTCTGATTTTTTTCAGCGGCTTCAGCTGTCAGCGAAGTTAAATTTCGCCACATGAGTATAGTACCCAGTGAATTTAGTGGGCTTTCTTGAGTGTAGCCTATATTAATGAAATCCACAAAGTAACCTGCTTGACTAGATACAGAAAGAAGTAATTGGATCGCTATAGGTTCATTATTTAAAAAAATAACATCGCCTTTAAAGCAATGATGGAACTCATTAAAAAAAATCCTATTTAAATCTTGTTCAATGATCTCTCGTTTACGTCGAGCAAAAAATAACTCTCGATATATATCGAAGAAATAATTACTATCCAAATCACTTATAGGAACAAACGCTCCACCAACAGCCAGGAATTTTCTAATTTCTCTTTCGCGAGTAGATATTGTTTTCTTGGAGAATCCCGAAGGAAAAGATTTTACCAACCCAATATTTCGCTTACTAAATAAATTATAAGCTGTGTTTACAAACAAGTCTTTTTGAAGTGGATGCAAGCATTTAGATTTAAATGGTATTATGGGTTTCCCTGAGGAATTCATGTCGAAAGGAAGGTAGATTGAAGTTGCTGGGATTGGTAATGACTGCAAAGATCTATTTTTATTCTTTATATCATTTGCAAGCCACCCTTGGTCAACGCAGACCCCACCAAGGACATTTCCTTTTCTTTTGTATTCAAAAAAACGTAAAGGAGAATTATGGCGCATCATAAACGATAAGAATTCGGGAGATGACTCGCAATTAAAACCATAGAGCTTGCAGACAGCTTCATAACTTTTTAACGAACACTCTTCCCAATGTAGAAACTTAGAGATCAACATATTTTTCATTTGATATAGATAAATTTGATTTTATTATAGCATGAATCATATCTTTATACAGTGTTATTGAACACTTTCAAGAAATCTAAAAGTGTCCAGCTATGATGAGTTCAGATCTGAGGGGGGAATACCCTATATGGAATGATATTCAACCTCATATGTTGTTTAACAGCATTCCAAGCAATTTGGATGATATAAAATTCATTATTCCGTCCGTTCCCATACGGAAAATGCATAACCAGGTGTTACAAAGTTATCGGTATTTGCGCCTAGGGCAAAAGACCCAGTGCTTGTAACAGTATGTGTATGCGCCCCATCAGTGGATGTCCCTGCATCAGTTGTCGTATTTTCTCGCGACCCTCCCCAAGCACTACCTGCAATTGATTGAGAGGCCGTTGGACCATTTCCTTTCTCAATAGGCGCAGCATGTAAGTGGCTCCCCGTACTATCAGTGGTGCCGCTAACACTCACCGATATCGAGTCGCTATATAAATGCGAACGATGAGCTCTAAAATAACCAGAGACGCTCCCTACAGCAAACATTTGTATATTGCTATCAGAATCAGTTACGCTCCCGCCACCATAAATAGCGCCACTCCTTTGCGTCCATGTCCCAAATCCTAAATATGTCGCTGGATTAGTCCCTTTATTCATGATTACGGCGCCCACGGGATATATCAATTGGGTTATCACACTAATATCTTCTGTAGCTAAATCGCCTAACGCGAGGTTTGAACGGGCTGAAGATTGAGCATCCACTCCCCTAGCCGCAATCTCCGACAAGTTGTTATTCACCTGCAAATAACGACCATCAGCCCCATTCAATGGAAGTACCGATATCCAGTCAGCACTGTCCCCTGGTTCACTTGAGGTTTCCGCATCCGTTGCGTTGTAATACACCACAGAGTTATAGCGGACAAACGCACCGGCATCCCAGTTGCCAGCCTGCCATTCCGGAATGGCATGCTGCATCAGCCACCAGATATTATTGTCCACTTTATTACGTTGCCCGTTATCCCACTCCATCGGCGGGATGCCATTGGTGGCCTCAGCAACGCTATTACCTGCTTCATCTTTCCCATCGAGGGTGACACCCCAGCCGCGTGGAATTGTAGGGAAGGCTTCCAGTTCACCGTCACTGGCGTCAGAAGCAAAAATTTGCCCGTCCGGGCGGATACCTTGAGTCATAGTCTACTCCTCTGTAAATTCATAGCGAACGCCCGCAGCTCTGGGCAGAACGTCCAGTTCCCGGGCGGCGTACAGCACAAATGGGTCTGCACGCTGTGTGGTAATAGTCCAGACGCAGGGGGCAGTTACCGTTAGCTGATAGCCGTTCTTGCCAAACAGCACTTCACAGGCTCGTTCGACATCATCCATGCTGCAACGGCTGAAGTTTTTGATGGTTCGCGCTTTGATTAATATGCGCATTTCTGAATCCGAGAGTTCACCAGAGCTTTCCAGTGCATCCCCTTTCCGGTACCAAGGAGATCCTCCCTGTCCGTTTGCCTGATACCCTTTGGTTGTGAGGTTGCCCTCAAAAGCAAAAAACTCCCGAGGAACGGCCGCAGGCAATGTTCGATCTTGCCCTACGATTTTCCCCACGATATCCAGATTCACGCCTGCCGCAATATCTATATTGAGCATTTCCGGAATACTGGCTGCTCCTTCAAATGACTGAATCCACTGGTCACTCAGTAACCGGATGGTCGCGGTGGCATTCGGTTTTCCGGCATACTGGACAATCAGCAGGTCTGCATATTCCGCCATATCATTCATCCACCACGGTGACAGTAACATTGCCGCTCAGAAAGCGAGCCTTTTCACGCGCAGCCATTTTGAGAATATCCACATCAGTCAGTTCATCACTCTCACGGCCCAGCAGAATCGATTTTACGTACACGCCAGAGGTCTGATTCACAACATCGGAAACATCCGCCTGATACACCGACTCACCGATAGCAAACTGCATGGCAAGCACCTGAGTCACGATCTGGCTGGTATCGACATAAGTGAAATTTTTGCGGCGCCCAACGGTGATTTCGGTTGCCACATCCACAGGCACAGGCCGGTCAAACTGGATATCCACGGTATTACCGCTGTAGCGAGTCACAGCAATGGAAACATCGCCCTGAAGGCCTGTGCCGGGCCAGTTACGATAAATGGCTTTCGCAATCTGCGAATTATCACCGCCATCCACTACGTAGTTAACGGTGTGTGCCTTAACGCCGTTAACATCAATCATGTCACCACTGTTCTCCAGCGGAACCACTTCACTGACATCCGGTAAGGCATAAATATCTGCCACAGTACCGTCCACGCAGTTGACAGCCGGCTTGCTTCGCGAGCGGTAAAAGCGGGCAAGCAACTGTGGATCCGTTTCTTCTTCAAGCCCGGTTTCCGATGCATACTGAGTGACAGCCGTTTGCCAACCGGCTACTACCGTTACAATTGTCAACGGAACATCTGCTGCGACCTGGTACTGCCCCAGTGTTTGTGAGCGAAAATCCTGAACACCGTTGCCGTCATCATCAAGAGTGACATCGGTCTGGCTAACCCACTGGATCCCGCTATCATCCCGCAGGATGACACCTGATTTAATCAGGCCCCCTGCCGAGCCGGTCAACGCCACATCGCGAAGATAGGAATACTGTGCCGCGCGGCGTTCAAGCCCGGCATAAGCGACTTTCTGCTCAAGCCACGCACCCGTGGCATTATCCGGATCATTCGCCTGATAAATGGCCAGAAGTGTACCTTCTATATCGGCACGCATCTGGGCCAGGATACCGGCAAGTTGTCCATCCGGATCGTCCGGATCCACCAGGATATCATCGCCATAGATACCTTTCAGGCCGGTAATAAACTGGTTGAAGATGTCATTAAACGTATCGGCTACATAGCCCTGAGGGGTTAACTGTCCCATTACACCGTGACCTCATTTGTGACACCGTAGATATCGGTGTAGCTGGCTGTGATGGTTAATTTTCGGTTGCGGGCGTCCCATGACGGACTGAAGGTATTCAGCGATACCACGCCCCGGGTATTCAGAATGGTTGTTTTCACACTGGCTTCCAGAAAGGGTTGCTGATCGCGCTGCTCCATCTCTGATATCCAGTCAACCCCGGCATCAAGATTCAGGAACCAATTACCTTTGAACGATTGCAGACGGGTTAACACTTTTTGTGCCACAGCATCAGAACCAGAGTAATAGCTCTGACGTCCAGCACCGAACAGCCAGTCGTTATTTTCGTTAATTCGCCGGGTTCTCATTGCGGACCTCCTGTGATACCACCACCATCACCATGCTCCTGGTGGGTATGTCCACTGTAGCTGATGTTGCTGATAGTGGCATCACCACTTACGGTAATCGCGCCGCTGAACGAGGCTGCAACGCCGTCCCCTCCGCTACCGTTCATGCCACCCTGGTAGGTCAGTGTTTTGGCAACATTCAGCGTGTCGTCCATAGTGACCGATTGCGCAAATTCTACCGGGCAATGCACCCGCAGCAGGGTCCCATCTATATCAACATTACCTTCAGTATCAATGGACACAAAACCGTTACCCTCAAGCTGGCGCAAGGTGATAGCGTCAGTGCGTAGTTCAGAAATGGCACGCCCAAGAGAACTGATGCCTGGAATAAAGCTGGCATCACTTAAATCATGCAGACGATGGTCAGGGGGGATGCCCGGCGAACCCGTCTGAAACCAGCCGTCAATGCAGCGGTCAGAGAAGACCAGTAGCCCTTCATCACCAGGTGAAACCGGAAAGGTCACCGCAAACCCCCCACCGCGCGGGAAGCTTACTGGCACATCGAGCAGTGGGGGCAGACGCATCTCACTGCCGTCACTGTCGCTGCCGGAGCACGCTACAATTACTGTGGCTGTCTGTTTACTGCCATCAAAACTCTCGACTATTCCAGGTACCGCCACGCGAAAATGCGTGGCATGGTCAGTCAGGGCATTATTGATAATGCCTTCAAGTGAGGTATTTTCTCGTGGATAGATCATGCTTTTCCTCCGGCAGTTTTTAGCTTGCTGGCGGGTTTAAATTTACCGTTGGTGAGCGTCAGTGTGTTCTGCCACAAGTTGTCATGAGTATCGCCATCGGAAGCAATACTGACGACCTTGTAATCGCCGTCGTAGTAATCATTGATAGAATCAACCCGCACAAGCGTGCCAATCACTATTTCCGGACGCAAAAGGCAGGTCACTTCAAGACCAGCATCCGTGACCCTCGGCGCATTGATCATCCCTGTCTGCTGGTTCAGGACGATAGCCTCTCCAGGGCAGACATAATCACGCGCCATCAGCGTCAGACAACCATGCTGAATGGACCAGTCGGCATCATGATGCGACGCAATCTGCGACAGAATATGGCGGGTCATGCCATAGCAGACGCGTCCACGTGACAGTACAACATCACTGGCAATGCCTAACAGGCCTGGCTGTACACCTGTCATGGTGGTTGCACAGACCTTCAATATATCCGAGTGACAACTTCCAGCGACAAATGTGGCGCTCATCATCGCATTACGGGCCGCTGTTCCACCATCATCACAGGTCAGCACCAGGGTGCTATCCACAACGGCATCCCCACTGCCTTTACTGGTCACGGCTTTGGTTATCTGCCCGGCATAGATCTGTCGAACATCATTCAGATCACCGTAACCCGTTGACAAGCTGATTTGATGATAACGGTCGGCAACACCCTTCAACATGTTGTTAACGGTGTCCTGGCTGAGGTTATAAACCGTGATCGTGGCGGAGTTAGCTTTTTTATCGCTGGTATGTTTGAGCTTAAACATGATACGAAGATTGTTGATAACCAGAGCGTCATCATCTTTCCCAATTCGCAGTACATACTGACGTCCATATTCCTGCATCTCACTTCTCCACGATGTACAGCAGGCAACGACTGCCCAGATCATTGCCACCATACGGGTTCAGTTGCAGACCGCTGGTATCTTCGAGCCGGAACCAAAATGGCAGTGTGGTGCGCTTCAGAATCGGGACACCACAGACCAGGGTGTAGCCATTGACCAGCGCTTCGCCACTGTCCACATCAGTCAGATCCATCACCCACGCCCCGCCTTGTGGTACCGGGTTGTAATACAGAGTCAGTCCGATATGCATATCGCCGATCTGAAAGCGCATACTTTGCCGTGGTGAAGCATTAACGGGAATTTTCCATACACTCATAAACGGCTTCCCCCGCTCAGCACTTCAACAGGCTTGGCTGACGATAGAGTGACTTCACCAGCGTTACGCGACTGTGCCGTCTGCGCGGTCGTTCTGCCTCCGGTGTTGCCTATAAGCTGCGCATTCTGACTGTTTGTCATCCCGGTGCTTTGCGTATCCACAAGAATGACCTCCTGAAAATCAAGAGTGAATTTCGCGTAGTCCCACTGAATTTCACTGATATCAAGCTTAATACTGGTGATCAGCATACTGCTGTAGATGGCACTCGATGTGGCTACGGTCACGGGCAAAGCGGACTTCTGGATAGCAAACAGCTGGTCATAAGCCTGAGCTATCCGCAGTTGCCCCTCGCTCAGATCCACGGCCCCAGCCGGGAATAGCGTAGGAAGCCAGGGAGCCAGCGCCCGCTGCTCACTGCTGACACTGAGACCATCGAGCAGCGTAGAGGCGGATGCCGCAACAAGATCAATAGTGCGGCTGACGTAGTTCACCGTCTGTTCAGTGATGCTCTCCAGCGTGCCGGGAATGGAAACACCATTGATAAAATCCGGGTTGCTAAGTCCGGCATAAGGCCTATTCTGGCCAGCGCCAGACGTCTGCACGGGGTTCACATCAACCATGACGCCAGTGATCGTCAGCTTTGTGGGCTGAAGAATGGCATGGTCGCTGATCATCGCCCCACTTTCGATAGGATTAGACGTGGCTTTCAGGGTACGGGAATGACTCTCATTGGTAGTGACATCCAGGGTAAAGATGACATCGTCCTGAGTCAGTATGGTCGCCTTTTCAGTCATGGTCTGGCTCCTTTCCCACGGGAATAGCTCAGCATGGTGGACACATTTCGCGAGCGAACGCCTTCGGCTTGCTGTGCCACTGAATCTGCCAGTTCCGTTGGCGTGTCTGCGGCCACGTTCATGGTATCGATATAGAATGTTGCCCCTGTAGATTGCGTTTCTGGTGAGAGCGTTCCACTGAACTCCGATGCAGGCGATCGATGCCTGAGCATCCCTTGCAGCGGCACTGCCGAAATAACTGACGGAGGCTGTTGGATCACATCAGCCAGTGCAGGTGCTGTTGATATCAGTGGCGGTACCGATGCTGCGGATGATTGTTGTTGACGAGCGTGCGCCTCCGTTTCCTGGCGCTTCTGACGATACTGGCTAACAGCTTCGTCCTCGTAGGCACCCAGGCCTTTGCTGGTTTTCTGATTCAGTTGATTCAGCCGCTGCTGCTCTTCTTTACTCAGGCCGCCACCAAACATGTCCGGCAACGAAGCTTTAATTTTCAGCATGCTTTTGCTGGCTTCATCCATGATATAACGCCATAAACCACCGATGCGGGTCAGCATTTCACCTAACTGGGTGAATGTGCCGTATAACGCTCCATCAGTCGCACCCGCTTTGAACGCCTGATATTGCCGATACGCATAGACCAGCGCCGCGCCGACGGCAACAACAGCCGCTGCAATGGCTTCGATAGGTAACTCCATCAGCACAGCGACAGGTGCTGCTGCTTTCATCGCCTTCCAGACACCTTTTACCGCCGTTTGCAGATCCGCGAAATACCCTATCCCTTCTCCTATGCTTTTAAAGAAGTCCACAACCTCCTGTTGCGCACTGGTCAACTGATCGGCATCGCCAGCTACCGCATCGCCAATATCGTACAGTGACTGCGCAAAAGCTCCGACGTCCTGGTTTTGCAAAAAACGCTGCCAGCTTTGGGCCAAGCGATCCGACTGAGCGTCCAGATCGACAAACGCATTGCTCGCTGATGCAAACAGGGATGTTGACGAGGAACCTGCTGATGGAGGTTCAACCAGCGTTGCAGCCGTTGAGTTTGACTGAGCCTGAGTAAGTACGGACTGAACCTGTTTAGTTTGTAACGGATTACCTCCACTCTCGGCAGCCTGTTGCATCAAGGTTGCCAGCATAACCGTCTCAGTGCCAAAGACGCTGACGCTTTTTTGCGCCTGTTCCAGTGCATCCGACAGCCCGGCACACAGGCTGGCGACGTCCAACATCGCGGTATTGCTTTGCTGAACAGAAAAGTCTAATGACTGAAAATCTGTAGGCAGACTTTCCACGCCAAGAGCCTGAAGAAATTCATCAATAACCATTCTTTCCCCTGAATGTGTGACAACACATCCTCAGCCTCTCTCACCAGTCTGGCTGGCAAGAGCATGCTGATTCATTGCATGGATTGCATCATGCATGGTCATCAGATCGGCAAGGCTGTAGACAGTACGCAGCTCATGCAGCGTACAAAAACGCCGGGTGACCGGCGTCCAGATAAACCAGTCTACGCCGTCGTCTCCACTCCCGGTGCGGTGGGTGATAATGGCTTCGTGACCATTTTCCGGGCCTGCTCCAGGAAGCGCAGCATCTCCGTCATCCCCGGAAACAAACCGGTCAGTACGTCGCGGATACCAGTAAAAAAATCCTCGAACTGGTAGATAACCCCCTCCACCAACAGCGTCGGCAGATGAGCGCGGTACTGATTAAAATGCGTCTCGGCACCATCGCTAAGTTTGAAAGGATTACCCTCAACAGGTTTCACCACGGTGTAGTCGAACACCATTCGTTGAATGTTCGTTAGCTCGAGCGTGTCCATCACAGAGAAAGCAAGACCAATGGCGCTTGCCATTGAACCGTCCCCTGGGTGATCCATCTTCGAACGACCAATCGCTCCCAGCAGCCTCTGCAGGTTTTCCCACGCACTGAACGCGTTGGCCGGGTTCATGATGTAATTCACACCGTCGAGGGTTAGTGTTTTCTGCGCTTCCATCGGTTATCAGTTCCCGTAGCCTGGTGCCAGAGTAAACTGAACGGATTCGAACATGATTTTCCAGATACAGCTTCCGACATCTGCCCCCCGTGCAATCGTCGGTGGCGTCGTAAACATGCCATTGCTGGCGGTGACAATATCGCTGTTCAGCAGATCACGAATAACCAGTGAAAAAGGAGTGAAGGCACGTAAGTTGTTTCGCTGTAATGCCATCAGTTGGCTGAGCCAGGCGTTGTCAGGATGATTTTGTTGCAGGGTTAGCGTCAGTGTTCCTGACGTGTCGGAGTTTGCCGTCCAGACACCTGAGCCGTTGGCACCCATCGTCCATTTTCCCGCGTCTCCGGTAGGTGCAAGCGAAATCGCACCAGCATCAATGGTAAATCCGGTAATAGCACGGGTATTCAGGCTGAGGTTGACCTGTTTAATATCGAAATAAGCCACGAAGTTCCCCTTAACGAGACGTGTTAACGTTAATGACTACGCTGTGTACAGCGCCAGCGATATGTGCACAGACGGTAATCGGCGGACATTTACGGTTTTTGCGATCGTCTTCAGAAAGTGTGGAGACAGAGTCGGCATAGATGTAATAGCCATTCTCCAGATAATCGCCAATATTCAGCGCACCTACCGTATTTCCTTCCCAGACACCTGGGCCAATCAGGCCGTTGCGGACGGCTTTTCGCATCGCGGTATCGACGTAGTTCATCACTGTCGCCACGCCCTGATCGCTGAGAGGGATCCGGTCAAGGGTTGAGAGGCCGTTAAACACGCTGGTCTGCAATTCACTGCGTAACCAGTCAAGGCCAATCACCTCATCGGCCCACAGCGTTGCCCCGAGCATCCAGCCTTCTGCCAGCATGCGTTTAGTGCCAAATGTAGTGAAGTAGTTTACTCCTTGCTGGGTCAGAGCATCTGCGATGGTGTCAGTGATGGCATCATCCGCAGTCACGCCAGGCAAATCCTTAAACTTAAGGGTCAGCATGCTGTTGGGTGCATCAAAATTGATAGAGCACAGTAACGCAGCAGCGGAAATCGCCGGGGAAGAACCTGCATCCGTTAGCGCCGAAGACCACAGCACCAGAGAACGGTACAATTCAGCATCAATAAGCGGTTTTAGAGTACTGGTCGACGGGGTCGTGTCACTCGCCGCACCATCACTGATCGCCTGGATTTTGGATGCCGCCTGGATCCATTGTGCGGCTTCGAGCAGTTCTTCAGGCTCGGCGACATGTCCTACCGGAACGGCGCAATACCAGCCATCCCAACTGGAAGAGAGCGTGGCGTATGCGTCAGCCAGCGTCTGGTTTTCTTCAACATTCCATGGCGCGAGATAGAGCTTTGACGGGCGCTTAGGTTGTGAAAAAAAATACTCAACCGTCTGCGTCAGACTGTCTGGCGCAGAGTCCTGGGGAAAGTCCTGCTGGAAGGCAACCAGGCTCGAATACTGGAGATACGCCTGGGTATCGAGGGCTGCAATAAAAATATCTGGTGAAAAAATAACGACAGTGCCAAAATCAGCGGTAGAGACGACATCAGCCGGTGGGTTCACCGTCACACTGATGACATTGTCCAGTGACAGACTCATAGTAATCCTCTTATTTGGTAACAACGATATCGATTTGTACTGCAGGGTTATCAGCCAGCACGGTGATTGGCACTTCACTGATAGTTGTTTGTTCAATCTGATAAATATCGGTCCAGGCCAGTGCCAGACTTATTGTGGCGCGCTCTTCATACCCACTGGCAACAGGAGCAGAGGTGTTCGCAATGTCACTGACCAGGAGACAGGTAACACTGATGCTTCGTAACGCCTCACCACCTGCACTTGATGCAGTCCAGGCACTTAACCGTGAGAGTTGGGCAAATGCGCCGCTGCCAAAAGCCTGAATAACGCACTGTCCGAGGCAGGGCTGATGAATTTCCTCACTGAGGTCATCCACCTGAATACGCTGCGAAATCCCCGGGTTTTTTACATTATTCAGTGACAGGGTCATAAATGGTCCCGCCGTCACTGCATCTCCGGCATCTGCCAGATGAAATACAATCGATTGATCAGACGTCGATAAAGCCTGTTCCAGCAGGGCTTGCAGGCTCGTTAATGAGAACCGCGAGAGCGTAGTGATAGCCATAATCTGTGTGATCCTGACAGTGAACGGTTTTAAAGGACTGATTGCGGTAATTGACCACATCACCAAAATTCACAGCAGACGCTGAATATATTTCGATGGAATTGTGGAGACGAGTACCTTCTGGTAAAAATTGTACATCGTCAGGTTGACCTGGAGAAATAATACCCACACAGGCTATTTCATCTCTTGGTTCTGACCAGTCATTTTCAACTGGATGGGAAACCGTAAAAGACTGGCTTAATAAACCGCTCACGACAGAATTTAAATTAATAATCATGGTACCGCCTGTGTTTCTGAAAAAGAAAAATACAGCCAAGCCAGATGTTAATTATGAGCCGTTAACTGCCAATGCCTGTTCACGCGCAGCAAGAAATCGCTGACCATATACGGTAAGTGAAAGCCAGGTATCGAAACAGGAATCATTTACGGAGAAAGGTTCAGACGTTTTAAGTATAACGCTCCCGGCCTGTTGAGATATCACTGGTAATGCACCAGGCGTGCATCCCGTCCCGGTACCATCACGTCCAGAGGTTGTAATCACTCCAGTCAGAAATACGGCTGTGAGATGGTAATAAGCTTGTTCGTAGAAGTCGCCAAATTGAGTTTCTGGGACATAGGGGAGGGTATCATCAAGCGCAAGTTGAATACGCTCATCAGAAATATCATCGAACTCAGGAAACCGAATTCGAAAGCTCTCAATAGTAATATCACTCATATATACCTCATACCGCCACCAGTTTCAGGACAACACAAGAAATGATTATCCATTTAAAAAACTTTATGATGCGTACTAGTAAAAATATTAGTCTTTACAATAGAAACCAAATTACGCCATTGAAATTTCATGATCAATCGATTGTTTATTTAAAATTAAACCCTACTATTTACTTGTGAATTTGAGCCAATATCTAATATTACATCATGTTAATATCAATCAATGTGATAATTCCGATGATTTACGGTATGCATGCATCCGGAAATGTACTGCAGTAAACATAAGTAATACCTCAGATTCGAAACGGAAATGACGCCCAATGGCTGCCTGTCAGTGCCGCCTAACAGCGGGAAAGAAGCTTGCGATAGTGTTCGAGTACTACAATGAATGACATACGCACAGTGCTCTGGGATATCGCTCGGCACGAGAATATTTGTGGCGTCACTCCAGAGGCCGTCAAAAAGGCCTGATAGTGAGGGCTGTAATACCTATCTATGCGCAATACTCCAGTCTGGAGTTTCAAAAGCATCTTTCAAGAAACCGCGAAATTAAACAAGCCAATTAATAACATAACTCAAGCAATTCGCTCCCATACGGCGAAAACATAACCTGGCTGGGGCTTTGTTGAATAAATCAGATTTCGGGCAGACCTCCCTTATCAGGTTGAGTCTTCAGACAATACGCACGCTTTCAGGCATACCCGCCTTCGTCATTTTATTCAGCGCCGCACCATGGCCATAGCCTCAGCAACCTGACCGTCGTAGTCATGCAGCGTCAGTGAGCCACCGAACAACTGTTTTACCCTGTACATCGCTGTTTCCGCTATCGAGCGACGGTTGTATTCCGTTGTCCATTTCCATCGCGCAT